GCAGGCGTCGACGGCTTTCCGTCGATGTCCGAAATCCTTGCCGACCGTCGTGCCGCAACGGCGGTTGAGTGGCAAACTCCAGCGTGGGAATGGGTAGATCCGCAGAGCGAACAGTCAGCATCCGATTCAGCTCTGAACTCATTCCAGAGCACGTATCAGGACGAGCTGGGGCAGCGTGGCAAGCACTGGAAAAACGTGTTCTACCAGCGAGCCAAAGAAGAAAAGCTAAAGCGGCAGTTGGGGCTTGTCACGGCCGACATGGCGAACGTCGACGCAACGCAGGCCGAAGGGCAACAACTCGCGGCACAATCTGCAATGCCGAATGGGCAGGCAGCACCAGCGGGCGAAATGTCTGATATGTCGCGGATGCAATGGCAGCGAAACCGCAAAGCTATCGAGGACATTCTGGCAGAGTTTATTGCAGGTACGGCAAGTGAAGCAAAGGCTAAAGTGTTTCTTCAATCTCTCGGACTGACTGACGCGACGGCTCAAATGCTGTTGGCGGATGCGGCGGATGGAACCGTCGACACAAATTTAGAACAGGTGCCGGAAACTGAAACCGTGCAACGGGCTGGGCGCTGGGTTTCAACGAACGATGGTAGCCCGCTCTATATTGAAGGTGGAAAAGTCAAAACCGGACCGAGCGGAAAAGCAATAGACGCAAATCCGTCTGAAGAAGCGGCACCCGCATCAGCCAAGAAACACTCCGTGCCACTGCCATCAAAGCCTGCAAAGTTAAAAATCGCAGATGCCTCAAAAGCATTAAGTGAAATGGGCTACAAGATTGGAGCTGGGAAAACGGATCTAAAAGCAAAAACCACATCGTACGAGGTGACCGGACCAGACGGGAAAAAGCAAACGCTGAACACCGATGAAATCAAAACGCTTGTCTACGAAGGGGCTAAATAATGCCAACTAAAAAAGGCAAGCTCCCGGCACTTAAAACGTCAACAGTTGTCATGCGATCTGTTGGCATTTCATCAGGCGTAACAGACGTTGTCATCGCCACTGAAACACCAGTTCGACGATACGACGAAGATCGGGGCTATGTCATCAACGAAGTTCTGTTGATGGACGGCGTTGTGCTTCGGGCCAATCAATCACAAATCCCTATTGTCGATTCCCACGACGACAGAAGCGTCAGAAACATTTTTGGTTCTATCCGTCAGATGCAAGTTATTGACGGGGAGTTGCACGGCGTTCCCTCATTCGCCAGTGACCCGGAATCACAAGTCATTCGCACCAGAATGGATGAGGGGCACATCACAGACTTTTCGATCACTGCAGTCCCAATGGAATCGCTCTTTGTGCCACATGGCCAAAGCTACACGACCAAACGCGGTGCAGTAATTGAAGGACCGGCTGTTATCCATGTGCGATGGCAGCCACATAACGCATCGATCTGTGCCACTGGGGCAGACGAGCACTCAACTGTCCGCAGGTCCTACACAGACCTCGAAAGAAAGGTAGAAAGAATGGACGAGGCATTATTGGGCCAGCTCGCAGCAATGGGGCTCCCAGAAGGCATGACAGACCCAAATCAGATTTTGGCGTGGGTCGTTGGAAAGCTCGGAACATCAGCATCGCCAGATCCTGGTGAGCCAGTGGAAAACATGGACGGCGAAACTAAGCCGGAAGAAGAAAAGAAGGTTGAAAACATGGACGGCGCGTCTGATCCAGAAGAAGACAAGAAGAAGGTTGAGGAAGCTATCAGCCGTGCGTTGCGGTCTGATGCAAAGCGACGCAAGGAGATTCAGGCTCTTTGCACTGTTCACAAAATTGAGCGATCAGTAGCCGACAGTCTGTGTGACGACGGCGTTGACCTCAACACCGCAAGAGCAAGGATCTTGGAACGCATGGCAACCAAACCAGTTGGTCAATCGACCGAACGTGTCACCATGACTGAATCAGCCGACGATAAATTGTTCGCAGCCGCTCGTGATGGGCTGATCATGCGAACTCTGAAAGCCAGCGGGATCAAGGGCCAAACGGTCCAGAATCCAGCCGCAGGGCATCAGGACTTTGTCAGCATGAAGCTCGGCCGCGTTGCTGAGATGTACGCGGAAAAGATGGGCTGCGACGTTCGCCGCATGGCCCCAAAAGATATCGCACTGGTCGCGATGGGCCACCCAGGCACAATGAATCGATTCCGAATTCAGCGTGACGCCTATCACACGACTGGAAGCTTTTCAAATCTCCTGCTGGATGCGGCCAACAAGACGCTGCTGGCAGGATACGAGGAGGCTCCTTATACGTGGAACATGTGGGCACGCGATGCCGGCACTGTGGCAGACTTCAAAAACATCAACCGCATTCGCTTTAGCGAAATGGGTACTCCTGAAATGGTGCCAGAAGGCAAGGAGTACAAAGACGCGGGGATGTCAGATGCGAAGGAAACGTACAAGATTAACAAGTACGGCAACCTGTTCACGGTGACATGGGAAACCGTCGTCAATGATGATCTTGACGCAATCAGCCGCATTCCTGCTATGCAGGGTGCAGCTTGCCGACGTCTGCAGAATCAGGCCGTTTACGGCGTTCTGACAAGCAACCCGACAATGGCGGACACTGGAGCATTGTTCAATGCCACTGCTCAAACGTCTGCCGGCGGTCACGCAAACCTTGACACTGGTGCAGGTGCCCCAAGCGTGACAACGCTGAACGCGGCATTTGTCAAGATGATGACCAAAAAGGGACTTCGGTCGGATGTGATCCTCAACATTCAGCCAGCGTTCTTGATTGTTCCGGCTGCGTTGTCAGCGACAGCACTTCAGTTGATTGGATCTATTGCGGATCCGTCAGTGGGTGGTTCTGCGGCTGGCAACAGCAACACCAAGAACATCTACGGGCCGAACGGCGATCGGCCATTAAAGGTCATCGTTGAACCGCTGCTGGATGCAAACAGTGCCACAGCGTGGTACTTGGCAGCAAACAACAGTCAGGTCGACACCGTCGAAATTACCTTCCTCGAAGGTGAACAGTCTCCGGTTCTGGAAAACGAATGGGACTTCGACAAGGACGTTTACAAATACAAGGTTCGGCAGACATTCGGCGTTGCTCCGATCGACTTTCGAGGACTGTACAAGCACGCCGGGGCATAGGGCACTGGCAGCATGAAACACGGCGGGCCGTGTGGCCCGCCGTTCTTTGAAGCACTCCACAACGTAGCGGAATGCGATGACCGTTGTTTTGAAAGGTTATTCAAATGGCAGGAATTCAGGACTTTCAGGAATACGTTGACGACTTCTTCGGAACGTCAGCAACATTCCCAACATCGGCAGATCCGGCTACTCCGTGGCTGGCTGTCGACACATCGTCAGCAGGAACGCCGACCTATGTTCGCAACGCATCAACCGCGGTGCTGACACTGGCGTCGACCTCCGAAGTGGAAAACGTCTGTCTAGCTCACGGCGATGCGTTGAGCTTCGATATTGACGATCTGCTGTCGGTCGAAATGCGAGTCAAGGTGTCTGGCTGCACCAGCGGCACTTCGATCAGCTGGGGCATGGGCTCCGCACGAAATGATGACCCGACGGCAATGACCGCCTTGGCGTTGTTCCGCATGGTTGGTGCCACCAGTACGACTGACGTCACAGTCGAAACGGACGACAACGTCACGGACACCGCGCCAGTCTCAACCGCAACTGCACTGAGCACGACGTTCAAGCGGTTCGTTATCGACTTCAGCAACAAGCGCGACATCAAGTTTTACATTGATGGCGTTCGAGTTGCGGCGTCTACCACGTTCACGATGGCTGGGTACACGAGCGGACTTCAACCGTTCATCCAGATCCAAAAGACATCGTCAGCCAACACAGACGCTGTCACTGTTGACTATGTCAAGATTGTTGCGAAGCGATCATGAGCTTAGCCGACCGGATTTTAAGCGATGCGGCGACGGTGTTTCTGAACAGCGATCATTTCGCAGAAACAGTGACATACTACCCGCATCGCTTCCACACGGCAGCCGTTCGAGAGCCACGGGCGATCAAGGCCGTGGTGATTCGAAATCAGGTGTCCGTGTTTAATCCGGACGAACAGATTTTGACAGAGTTCGAGGTTCGCGTTGCTAATAACTCAACAAATGGCATCAGCAGCGCGGAACTCGACACGGGCGGAGACAAGATCGAACTGGCAGCGAAGATCGGAGATACACCGAGCAAGCGGTCAGTGCAATACATGACCGAACACGATGAGGGAATGTTGGTGTTGATATGTCGCTGATCACCGAAAAACCAGTCGTAACAAAGATCTCGGATGAGATTTTTGCGCGACTGGAAACCTTGATCACCGAACCAAACGACGCATTCACATTTACTCAGGTGATTCGGCCTACAAAACTGGCTCAGTACACGCCGGAACATGCTCTGATCGTGTTAACGCGAGGTGAATCGGTACGAGTGACTGAGCTGGACTGTGTTGGAAACCCACCAGCGATTGCATGGAAGCAGGCGTTTCTGATTCGGGTCCATATCGCCCCAAGCGAAAAAGACGAAACGCCAATTGAACTGTACGAAGACGTCGCAGAGGCGGCAGTTCACAAGGCAATCAGAACATCAGCGACGTGGCATACATTCGGCGGGTATGCCATTAACGCAGACTTTCAGCCAGTAATTCAAACGACAGCGGACGGAGGGTATGAAGGAATTGCCGTTCCGGTCGTGGTTACTTATCGAGTATCTGAGGGTGATCCGTACACGGTGCGGGCATGATCGCAATCGACATCGACGCAAAGCAGTTGACAAGGTTGCGTGAAGCAGTCGGCAAGGCAAAAAAGAAATTCGGGCGAGAGTTAGCAGCGGCCGTAAACGCCACTGCAAAGAAAACAAAATTGGACATCGGGCGAGACGTTCGCAGCGTCATCGCAATCAAGAAAAAAGAGTCTGAGGCACCGCTAAAGATTCAGGCAAAAGCCACGGAAGACAAGCCAAGAACTACAGTCAGCCTGGCGAAAACTAGACGACTCGGTTTGAGGCACTTCGGAGCACGGCAGGACAAACGCGGCGTATCGTTCAAGATCTCAAAGCAGGGCGGACGGAACAGAGTCGACGGAGCATTTCAAGGCCCAAAGCCGGGCGTGATGAATGTGAAATGGAAAGGCAATGCGTTTCGCCGAGTCGGAAAAGAACGGCTGCCAATCATTCATATTAGAGGCGTTTCAGCGTTTGGGGCCTACGTCAAGAACAAATTCACGAAGCCGCAAATCAGACGAATCAATGACGAGCTGCGAAAGCAGATGGAACGACGAATCAAACTCAACATTCTTCGGGCTGAAGGGCTCGTGTCGAAATAGGAAATAAACATGCCACTGCTCAGACGCAAAGCCGTATTCGCTGCCAAGGTGGAATCGACTGTCGGAACCGCAGAATCACTCAGCGGAACAGAAGCCGCATTCAATGCCGAAGGCTTTGACATTCAGCCAGTCGTGGCAATGACTCGTCGCGAGGGCCAAGGCGGATTTAATTATCTTGCTGGCATCCCCGAAGGAATGCAGGGCACCTGCACTGTGCGTTTTGGAATGAGCTACAACGGCACAGATATTCCATCGTGGGCATCTGTGTTGCTTCCAGCTTGTGGCTGGGCTGACACAGCCGGTGTGTTTTCGCCAGTGACTGCCGGCCCAAGTTCCTCCGGAACAGTCAAGACGATTACGATTGGCCACTACAAGGACGGGAAGCGACAGTTGCTTTCCGGGGCGATGGGAACGTTCAAGATCATTGCAGAAACCGGCAAGCAGGCGATGATTGAGTTCACGTTCACCGGCAAATATTCAAGCAACGAAACAGACACGGCGATTCTTT